GCCAATGTTACTGATTTCTTATATTCAATCATGGCTGCCAAAAACTCTTTGTTATTTACATAATGTTCTTTTTCAGTTTTTTTATTCATAGTATTCATAATACACTAATACTCCATATTTGTCAATGCTGGTTTGAATATTCAAATTTCATATCAATTTTTATCCTACGCTTGACTCTTGCCTTTTTCTGCGTATAATAGCGGTGTCCGCCTTTGAGAAACAGATACCTAATACCTAGTGAAATGTAGGTTCGTCATCTTCAAATTGTTCAAAGATTTCATTAACTTTTTTATTCTCATCATCATTCAATCTTTCTTGGTCATAATTTAATTTTTCTTTAGGGGCAATTTTCTCCACCATATTATAATCTTTAATAATATTAATATAAGACCTTTTCATCTCTTCCGAGGCATTAGTAATTGTCATAATTTTTGTTTTGGGAATTGTTACCACAATATCAGGCGTATAAGCCGCCCATTTAACAAGAGCTACATAATCTCTAAAACCTTGTGGTGTAAGTTGTGGAATATACTTAACTTGTAATGGTTTAAGCAATCTTAACAATTGATGTTTGTCAGGAAATTGTTCCTTTGGAAATGAACAAACAATATCATCACCGTTTTCTAACTTAATTATTTTAATGTTTTCCGTTATCTGGTGCATTTGTTAACTCCACATTATGGATTTCATAATCAAAATCTTCTTCATTGTAAATATTTATCCTTTCACGGAAATGAGCTAGAGTGTAATTCTCTTTCTCGTTATATGTTAAATCGTCTGCAATATCATATAGAGTAGCGGCCGACTTATCATCTTTCAATCTTAAACCTCTACCAATTGATTGTAGATTTCTTATCCTAGATTTCGAAGGACTTGCAAAAACAATGTTGTGTAAGTTACGAATGTTAATACCAGTAGAAAATGTACCGTAAGACGCAACGATAATAGCGTTATCGGATTTTTCGGTAATTTCTCTAATCTTTTCTCTTTCATCAGCATCTACTCCCCCATAAACATAGAATACTTGTTTGTCTTCAGCCTTTTTTAAAATCTGTTCATGTAGATTTTTACCATGTTTTTCGACATATTGAAAAAGACATAGTGAATTTCCTTGTAATTTTGAACATAAGTTAACAATGAATTTATTTCTTTTTTCATGTGCAACCAAAAAGTCCATTTCTTCTTGGTAGTTCAAGCCATTACAATGTTGCCTACTACCATTATCATAACCTAATATTAAAGCATATATTTTCAAGTCAGCTAGTTGTTTTTTATTCTGTAACTCGGCCGTTGAGATGACTTTGTTTACAGTACCAAATAGTCCTTCTAATACTAATTTATGTGTTTTAGTTCCGTCAAGTGTACCTGTTAGACCATATCTATACTTACAAGTTTCAAGTTTTGTCATAATTTTAGTTAATGAAACGGCCTTAAATAAATGTGCCTCATCACCAACAATAGTACCAAATTGACTAAACCATTTTTTTGGTTGATTATAAATTGATTGCCATGTAGAAATTGTTACTCTTTTGTTTGTATCTTTATCATGGCCTTGATATATCTTATGTACATTTCTTTCACTATTCCAACCGTAATCATTAAAATCTTTACTTAATTGTTCTACTAATGATGTAGTTGGTACAATAATTAAAACTTTGTTTGCCTTCTTTTCTTTTAACCTAAGTAAGTTAAACCTAGTAATAAGGTAAACAATAAGAGATTTTCCGCTAGCTGTGGGTGACAATAATAAACAACGAGATTTTTTAATTGCATGAACAAATGCCTCTTTTTGGTAATCCCTAACTTCAAATGGTATTTTTAAAGCTTTAATAAAACCGTCAACGGCCTTTTCATCAACAGTAACATCTGATATTTTAGTACCGTTGACAACTTGTATCTCTCTATCTTTACAAAACTTTAAAATATATGGATATAAACCGGCATAGATTTGACCTGTCTGATATGAATATAATCTAATTTTTCCATCCCAAACTCTATTTCTATATTGTGGCATGAATTTAAAACCAGGCACTTCAAAGGTAAAGTATTCTGATAATTCTCTACGAATATTATCTTCAGCTTCTATTGTAAGATATACTTCGTTTTTCTTTTCTAATACAATGTACCTAGTTAATGTCATAATATAATTTTCTCAATGATATAACTATTTATCGGTCTTTTGTTTAGCTCTATCCAATGCAGCCTTTTTCAAAATTTCATTATCAATTTCTTGCATTTTTTCCATTTTTGTTTCGTCTTTAAATTCTTGTGGTAATCCTAAATGGGGTCTAGCATCAAACACACAGTTTTGTTTAAATGGACCATCTATATCATTGTAGTGTAAAAATACTTGTGCGTGATTATTGCCTAAAAAAGGTTCTCTCCAATGTTCTACAATAGTACCTCTATATACAATCATGTCACCAGGATTCATATGAATAGGAACACCTTTATTTCCAAAACCACAAGTTTCATCTACCCACATAGGCCAATTGTATTTTTCCCAATTTTCTTTTTTATCCTTTAAATTATTAATGTCATATCCCAAACATAATGTTGTAGATACTTCACATGAAGGTCTATCTTTGTGTCTTTTTAAAACATCACCGTTTTTATATAATCTCCAGTATGAGTATGTTGGCATTAAATTCAGTCCGGTGATTTCTTTCATTCCTTGTAAACCACTAGCTAATAGTGTTTCCATTACCGGGTCGGCATAACAAGAATATGTACCATTGCCAATTTGAGTATCATCAAAAGTACCATCTACAGTTGGCCTATAACCAGACCATTTAGAGTTAACCATTGTAATGCCTCTTTGAGCTCTTATTAAACAATAGTTGTAAATAAAATTTGCTAATTCAGGTGCGATAAAATTTCTAATTACCACATATTTGTGTTCTTCATAAAATTTTGCTGTTTCTTTTATAGACATAATGCTCCTATCTCCATGGCTTTCCTAATGACCATAGTACCAATGAATATCGTGTACCTCTTGTAACAGGAGTAACACAATGATATAAAAATGAAGGGAATATAATTATAGAACCTGTTGGTCTAATTTCTTTACAGGTATAAAATCTTTTGCCTGAATTGTGAGGACCATAATCAAACTTTAAATTTCCACCTGCATAATTTTTAGGGTCAGTTAGATTAACAGTCATACTAATTTTTCTAACTTTGTCCCACATTGCCATATTGTCTGAATAACCTGGTGCTAAAAATCCATTTCTTCTTATAGGAATATTTTTAGCATCCATATCTGGTACAGGTTTACCAAGACCATCTAATAAAAATGTTCCGTCTTGCTTTCTTTTAGCAGGTTTCCAAACTTTGTCTTCTATCTTAATTGCCGACTTGTAAGCTCCAACCCAATCAGATTGTCCATCAGCGTGCCAGCCATAAAATCCACCGTTTTGTTTTCTTCCATGATATACTGTAAATTGAAAAGATTCTGAAAAATCCCATTCCCAATTCCAACCTGCTTGTTTATTTGCGTGATGAACATATGGATGAAATAACTCATATAACCATTTGTCGTTTAACCAAGATACTTCACTATCTCTAACATATGCTTGCCTGTCATCAATACCTTTTTTTCTTAGGCCTTCTCTTGTCATACCGGCAGTCATAATTTTTTCTGAAGCTTTTTCACCAGTTATTGACTCACCGCCTTTTTCTTTATTGTCAAATGTTGATGCAACTTTAGGTATTCCTTTTTGTTCATCAACTACCATTTTAGATAACCCCAATGAAATAATTTTTTTACAAGTTTCCACTGGAATAGCTTTTTGATAATAAAAATATTTATTATGTACTTGCATTTAACTCACCTTGTTTCTGTTTGAATAGATATTTATATAGCTCCACTCGTAAACTTTCTCCACTCAATCGCATTTTTAATTGTGAAAGTTCTATTTGAAATTTGTCTAATTGTTTTTTCTAAGTAGTCAATAACTGCATTGAGATATTGTACTTTTTGTTTTAATCTAATTAATTCTTCGTCAGCGTCAATGTACTTATCAACATCTGTTCTAAGTATTTTTAAATCAAAAGGTTTTTCTGCATAGACTGAGGCATCTGCCTTACCTGTATAATACTCCCATTTATCACGCTTCATTTGAGCAAGGTCAGTTTCGGCCTTAGTCAACATAAGTTTAAACTTCGTATCGT